CAATAATGATTCGCGAGCTAAATATGACTGTAAAAGTAAGCCAGATAGTTATGATGAGAAGCGAAACTGAAAAAGTAAGGGTCGGGACAAATGTTACTAACCTCCCGACTGCCAATGTTTGCTTTGATTTAGATTTGCGACTAACTCATAAATTGAGGCCTCAATTTATCCGAGAATGTGAGCCATATTATGAGGCGACAGTTCATTATACTGAGAAAAATGGCGAGCGACAGTATTACTTAGATTTTGATAAAATTAAAAGACTGTTGAAAATAGACTTTGATAAGGATGGGTACGATTATGTTAGCAAGATATATGAATACGGTGTTGAAAAATAGCCTATTTCGCAAATATTGGCGTTCTAAGCATGGTTTGAGTTAAAAGTGGTATAATTATGGTATGGACATTACTGCAATTGTTACAACGTCAATAACAGCAATTGCCTCTTCTGTGGTGGCAATATCAAACTTCTACATAAACTCACAAAGGCGTAAAGATAAAATTGAAGCCAAAAGCATTGCCGAGAAGAATGCGGCAAAATCTTCTATCCAAAACATGATTACTCAAGACATTATACGGACTGAGATTCTTGGCAAAATGCCGGAAAACCTCGAAGCAATAGAGAATGAATTTGTAGTTTATGCAAACAACGGTGGAAATGGAACGCTGAAACGACAATACCAAGAATATTTGGAATGGTATGGTGAAAAGGAAGATAATATCAAACATGGAGCAAGTACCACTCGAACAAGATGAGCAAATCGCATTTGTGCATGATATAATATAGATGGAAGGGCAGAGCGACCTGCCTGCCCTCTCCGTCCTATTATTAAAGCAGGTCGAGGACGGAAAAAGATGAAAGAAACATGGAAACCAATCGAAAATATAAGGGGAGAAAAATGGGAAAAAGCTAAAATTGGGATCGAAGGGTTTTACATAAATGAATATGGTGATATGGTGACAACGAGAAGAAAAGGGACAAAATATCATTTATTGAAAAGGCAAAAATACAAAGATGGATATGAATACTACAGTATTGGCGGAGGTGAAGAAAGACGGAGTATAAAAATAAAAGTACACAGGGCTGTAGCGTTGACATTTTTGCCAAATCCAGAGAACAAGCCGCAAGTAAACCATAAAAATGGGATTAAAAATGATAATAGAATAGAAAATTTAGAATGGGTCACTCAATCGGAAAATGCACTGCACGCTTATAAAAATTTAGGGGTTAAAAGCAATGGTGGTGTGGCTAGAAAAAAAGTGCAATGTATAGAAACCGGAGTTATATTTAATAGTGTTCGTGAAGCAGCTAGGGCAATAGGGCCCGGTATATCTAATACGGCAATTAGCGGGGCAGCGAATGGAAGGGTAAAAAAATGTAAAGGCTCAACATACCGAGTGACAACTTGTGGAGGATACCATTGGAGGTTTGTATGATGACAGAAGACCAAGAACAAATGGCGTTTGTGAATTGGTTAAAAATTAAACGGATACCACATTTTCATTGCCCGAACGAGGTGGGTGGGCAAACAAAGGCTCTAAAAATAAGAGCAATAAAAATGAAAAGATTAGGTGTCGCTAGAGGGGTACCAGACCTGTTCGTGTTTGTGCCAATAAAAGGCGCAACCGGCGAAGTAGATTCATATCAGCCATTAGCGATTGAGATGAAACGGCAAAAGTATTCCACAACTAGCAAAGAGCAAAAGGAATGGCTTGAAATACTAGAGATGGCAGGCATTCCAAGCAGAGTGTGCAAGGGCGCTGGGGAAGCAATAGAATTTGTCGAAAATATGCTATAATGAAATTATGGATTGTTATAACAACACGCCAATCGTGGGCGAACTACAAACATTAAGTCTTAACAGGGGGACATACGTTGGGTACAAAGCGCAAAGGCTCAACATGGATGGCACTCCAATAACAGTCAAGGCGGACGCCGTCTTTTTTGTGGTCAAAAGACAATGGAATGATAAAAAAACGCTAATCAAAAAAACAATTGATGATATGACTTTCGATGAGCAGGGATTCTATCACTTCAGTATTTTGCCAGAAGATACTGAGAATCTGCCTTATGGGACTTACGTATGGGATTTCACACCAGTAAACAGCGATAACACATATAGGGCAAAGCCGGCACACGGGAAGTTTATTATTGGAAACTCATCGTGCTGGATAGTAAACCAAACGGAGGAATAAAAAATGGAAGAACAAATTATACTTCAACCAGAAAACCTAGCCATTGGTACAGTGTACTCTGTGAACGGCAAAGATGGGAATGTGGTATTAACAACATCAGATTTAGAGAATACATCTGATTATCAAACGGGAACAGATGTAACTCAAGAAGTAACAAAAGCGACAGACAGTCTACAATCGCAGATAAGCGCTCTTGCAAGTGGTGCTCCGACTCCAGTATCATCTACGACTGATATGACCGATACGAGCAAGACATATTTGCTCACGACAGATGGGTATTGGTATTATTACAATGGCACGACTTGGACAAGAGGTGGAGTATATCAAGCGACTGGATTAGCAGACTTTTCAGTAACCCCAGTGAAGACCACATTTAGCAAACGTTCAAAGAATTTGATTGATTTAACAAATGCCAACATTCTTTATGGGTATCCATCTAATGATGGATTACACACCTCTGCACTCACTAGAAGTGTATGGATAGAATGCGAGCCGAATACCACTTATACTGTTTCAAGAAGCACAAGCTCTGGTAGGTTTGGCGCTGCGACTTTCATAAGCCAGCCATCACTTGACCCTCTCTCGACAGATATCATTACCAATTCGCCACATTGGACAGACTCCTATTTTACAGTCACAACTGAAGCGAACGCTCATTATTTAGTGATATTCTATTGGAATCAAAACTATTCATCAAATAGCGCAGAAGAAGCACTTAATGATTTGTGTATTGTAGAGGGCGAAAGCGATGGCGAAGTGATACCAAGTTACATCATTAATGTTGGAACAGATAACCTTGAAGACGGGTGTGTTACACCTGAAAAAACAAGCTTTACCAAAAACACGGCTAATTTGTTTGATAAATATAACGCAAATATTGTTGATTTAGCCCCGAATGTCTCGACTCATATAATGCAACCATCCCCTAGCACAAAGAGCATCTATATACCATGCGAGCCGAATACATCGTATGTGGTGAAGAAAATGCAAACATCAAGATATATGTTATATACAACTCAAGATGTACCAGTTGCAAACGGCACTTGTTCTGAGCTAGTTTACAATCATTCTGCTACACAACTGAGAATCACATCTGGAGAAAATGACCACTATCTTTGCGTATATTTCTGGCGTGCTGCAAGTGATACTGGTGTAACAGTCCAAGAAGTTATGGACACGATGGTAATTGTAAAAGGCACAGAAGATATTACCGAGTATATCCCTTACGGAAAGATAATAGAAGTAGACACTGATAACATTAACGACAAAGCCGTTACAGCGAGCAAACTTAGCGATGATTTACGAGAAACTGTCACTATGTCTGGTAGTTTAGCCTCAAGGAATGGTATCTATGGCGTTCAATATGACATAACAGCCACATCTTCTGCGTGCACTAGAATTGGCAATGCAGTTGGGCTAAAGAACGACTATATCGTAGAAAATACATATCAGCTTAATGGTGGCACAAACGATTTTGATAACATCTTCCCATGGTGTGATATACGAAGGTGCAACCTAACCGTGGACGGCAATGGCAAAAAGACTATCACCTATGAAGGTGAAGATGGGTTTGCGCTTGATGGTTCAAATGGCAATGTGATGGTAGAGATTCCGAAGTTCTACTCTATGAGGGAACGCATTGGGGATATCGAAAAGCTTTGCATCACTGGCGAGCCAAAGTCTGGGTTTACTGTTGAGCCAGCTTTTGTAGTAGGTGGTAAAGAACAAGACTTCATCTATGTTGGTTGTTACAATAAGCCAGCTCCGGGCAATACTGTGTATAGCTATAGCGGGAGCTATCCAATTACTGCTCGAACGCTAGCTGATAATATTACGGACTTGGAGGCCGTCAATTTGCAGTCTTATGATTTATCCACATTCTTTGCTATTCAGAAGTTGATGATTATAGAGTTTGCAAACCGGTCAGTCCAACAATTTATGGGTGGGATGACAAGATTGCCGTGGTGGATGGCTACGATGGAAAATGTGATTGATGGATTTGGGACAAATTACATTACATTCCAAGACAATGTTGGCGATGGCGTGATGAATGCGCTCTGGGTTGGTGAGAGAATCCGTGTTGGAGATACTGCAGGGGGTAGAGATAGCCTCAGGAACGCAAGAGTAATCTCCAACATCACAAAGAATGGCACGCAGTACAAGGTTGAATATGATGGGGCTGATTTGAGCTCTGAACTTGTGGTTGGTGATGGTGTAGGCGGCACTCCTCAGATGAACGGTTGGTGCGATAGCCTCAGCTACCATACAGGGCGTAGAGCATTTGCAACGCATACGAACATTTCAAATTATGTCAGCCCAATGCGATACCGATACATGGAAAACGTGATTGGCAATATTTGGGAACAGTTGGCAGGGATTAGATTGAAAAACCTTACTGCTCACTATAGCTATGAGCCAAACTTCAACGAAGCTTACAGCGATTCAGGATACATGACACTTGGATACCAATTACCATTACAAGACCAATATCCAGGCACAAATAAAGGTTTCATCATCAAAGAAGGTTATGATGTGAATAACAGATTGTTTAACTTCCCCGTGCTTTGTGGCAATACTGGAGGACAGGGCAAATACGCTGGTGGAACATTCTACACAAGGAACGATCCAACAATTGAGTATGAAGCCGTAGTTGGTGGTGGATGGGATACTTACCAATGGGCAAATATTAACACTCTTAGGATATGGGAAAGAGTAAACACAACGTCAATATTGTACGGAAACAGAGCTATCTATAGAGGATAACAGATAAAAAACTTGTGGAAAACGCCACAAGTTTTTTTGAATTTTAACGAAAAAACTATTGCATTTTGCAAAATAGTTGTGTTATAATAAAAATATCAACATAAACGAAAGGAGAATTGATGGAAATATCAATCAAACAATATAAAAAAATAACACAAATACCGGTGCGGTATATCAGAACAGAGAAAGGGGTGGCATAATGAGCAAGACCCAAGATTATGCCAATGAGGTATTTGGAGAAGAATACCCAGACATTACTACGGAGGAAATATATGGCAATCCAAGAGTATAAGGAAACTGGGGGCGAAAAGTGGGATTATGAAGACACTCCACAATACTGGCAACAAAGAGATGTCGAAGAAAAAATAATAATGGAAGAAATTGAAAGGAAAAACAATGGAAGCTAAGAAAAATGAAATTGCAACTCGGACTGAGGAAGTAAACCTCAGCAGTCCGAACGATGTGATGAAATTCGCAACAAGCCTCAAGGAGTTAATAATTCAGAATCACCTAGCAACTCCGATAAGAGGCAAAAATTATGTGAATGTAGAAGGCTGGCAAATCGCCGGAGCATTCACCGGCACATTCCCGATTGTGGAAAAGGTTGAAAACCTTAGCGAAGGCAGTAGCTACAAATACCGAGCTGAAGTGAGTTTGCGTGATAAAGATGGCAACAAAGTCGGATATGGTGTGGCTATTTGCACAAACCGAGAAGCTGGCAAGACTGGTTTTGATGAGTATGCTGTAGCGAGCATGGCACAAACCAGAGCAGTTGGCAAAGCCTTTAGAATGAAGATTGGTTGGCTTTTGAAGATAGCTGGTTATGAAACCACACCAACCGAAGAAATGGATACAATAATAGCAAAGGAGCGAAGATAATGAAAAAAGAAGATATAACAAACCATGTATTAGTGGCGATACTCCAAGTATTGCACACTCAAAATGAAATATTAGCCGATGCATTAGATGAAAAGATAACAGCGAAAAAAGAAATCAGGGAATTGGTATCAGCAGACACAAAAATTGTGCAGTTATTAGCGGAGATGATATAACATGAGTAGTTTCAGAGAAAGAATTGGCAAATTAACAGTCGGTGAGGCGATAACATTAAACGCTGCATCAAAAATAATATTAAAACATAATAAGGAGGACAAATAAATGGTAGGCACAAAAGCAGGCGGGCTGAAAGCCGCAGCAACTAACAAAAAAAGGTATGGGAAAGGGTTTTACGCTAACATCGGAGCAAGGGGTGGACGAAATGGTCACACAGGTGGGTTTGCAGCAAACCCAGCATTGGCTAGCATAGCAGGGAAAAATGGTGGCAGAATTTCAAAAAGAGGCGCAAAAAACGAAACGAGGGGCAAACTACAAAGTATGCACTCGGAGCTAGTGAAATTGGTAGAAGAAGGGAAGACGGGCAAACAAATTGCTAAGGCGAAGGGACTACCAATTAGCGCAGTTTACAAATATATTAGAGAAGAAATAAGGAGGAGCGATGTTTAAGCGTAAAGCAAAATACATTGATTATTTGGCAGAGGATGAGGTGTACCAAGATCCAGTAGAAGCACGATTTGAGGCGATGATGACACTCGTGAAGGATTTGTCACCAAAGGACTACAAAAGGCTCAAGAAGGCAATGGATTCCGGCTATGACGCATATAACACGGTTAGGAATATCGAAGCTTATGATGACACAGAAAAGAGCGAGGGGGCGCTCTTGGAGGAGCAGAAATGAAACTACGAAATAAGAGAACTGGTGAGATGGCTACTTTAACACTAAGCTCAAATGGTGAAGACCTTTTGCTCATGAAAAATAATGAGCTAGTTACTCATAATGTTAAATTATCAGATTTGGAGGAGTGGGAAGATTACGAAGAACTGAAAGAGTATTGGTATATTAACGAGTTTGGAACACCAACTGAAGTAACACACACAAGAGAAAACATATATGACACGCAAAGAAAGAATTTTGGTAACTACTTTGAAACCAAAGAAGAAGCCGAGAAAGCAGTGGAACGCTTGCGCGCTTGGAAACGGTTGAAAGATAAAGGGTTTATGTTTACATTAATTCCAGGGGTAGGCTCATTAGATGTAACTCCAGGAAAGTTTCAAATTGAAATAAATGCAGAAATGCCTGAAAAATGGTTCTGTTGTGATGCCGTGCAAAAGGATTTAGACGATTGTTTCGGAGGTGAAGATGGAAACTAAAGAAGGATACGAGAAAAGAATTGAAGAAGCAATAATCCGTTTCAAAAAGAGGCAGAAGCAGCTGCGAAAATGGAAACGTAAAAGGAGGTGAAGAATGATCAATGAAGAAACATTGAAACAGGTGGTTAAAACCATCATAAAACAAGGTGAAATGATATGGGCAGAAAGCATTCATGAGCTTGAGTCTGAAGGTTATAAAAAAGAAGACCATATGAAATGGTACTATGAGCAGGCAAACGAAGCCACGATATTCTTCAAAATGGCACTCAAATACAAATATGAAGGTATCAATAGCGCAATAAAGTATTTTGAGGGGACGCATTCGCTAAATGAGTACAAAGAGTTTCTTGATGGCGATTGGAAGAGTAAAATGACCGAGAATGACAGAAAACGAATAAAGAAGTTTGTGGTACAATTAAACGAAATGGAGCATGAAAATGGCAACAAATGAAGCCACAAAGCGGGTCTTGTTAAGTAAAAAAGGCAAAAAAAACGATGGCCGTAGTAAATTGCCAGAATATAAGGTTTGGAAGGGGATGAGGGGCAGGTGCTATAACCCTAACGACAAAAAATATGGAAACTACGGTGGCAGAGGCATAACGATTTGTGAACGCTGGAATGATTTTTGGAACTTCTATTTCGATATGGGCAAAAGACCAGAAGGGCGCTCGATTGACCGGATAGATGTAAATAAAGGCTATTCACCAGAGAATTGCAGATGGGCTACCGTTGAAATGCAAGAAAATAATAGAACCACTACAAGATTTGCAACAATAGGAAAAGAAACTAAATCTATAAAACAATGGGCTGATGTATATGGCATTTCAGACCAGACTGTTCGTGATAGGATTTATCGAGGATGGGATATTATGAAAGCAATAACTACACCAGCAGGGAGATATTATGGGAAGGGAAAAACAAAACGCTAATTTAATACCAGCCTCAGACCCAAAAGGCCATAAGCTCACTGTCGAAGAACAGTCGATGGGGGGAAAGATTTCTGCGGAGAAAAAAGCGAAGAAAAAAGAACGAGGAGAGATGTGGCGAGAGTTTGTCAACACTAGGGTCACTAACGAAGAAATGCTCCAAACATTGAAAGAATTGGGCATCAATGAGGATAGCCCGACTTATGAACAATATATCAGAGCTAAAGTCATGAAAGAATTATTGGAGAAAGCTGACATCCAAGACTTACAAAAGCTAGACGATGAATTATATGGGCCAATAGTCCAAAAGCAAAAGATTGAGCAAACAGTTATAGCCCCGAAGCCATTAATTGACTTGACAGAGCGTACAAAAAATGGACAAGAATAAACCATTCGCCAATCTATACTATTTCAGAGTCATTAGTCGTATTGGTGGTACAGAGCAGTTTTTATATGAGCTGGCGAAGAAATACCACCAGTACGATTTGACCGTGATGTATGATGAATGCGACTTTGAGCAGTTGATGAGGCTGAAGAAACTAGTCCGGTGCATACGCAGGCAACCCGGAAGGAGATATTATGCGAAAAAAGCGTTCTACAACTTCAATATTGAAGCGATAGACCATATCGAGGCAGATGAGCATATATTTATTTGCCATGCGGTATATCAAGAGCTACAATTTAGCCCACCAATTGACCATCCGAAATTAACTGCCATTTTGGGCGTGAGCAAGTATGCAGAATCACAAATCAAATTGCAAGAAGAAGTGATGGGCGTGGACAAACCGATAATACAGTGCTACAACCCCATTACCCTTGAGAAACCTGATAAAGTGCTCAGGATCATATCCGCTTGCAGGCTTGAAGATAAGACAAAAGGTGGTGAACGCACTCGGATTATGATAGAAGCTTTGGACAAATATTGCGATAGGACTGGTAGGCACTACTTATGGACTATCTTCACCAATTCAGCGCCGGAATATATCAGCTCGCCAAATGTGGCAATTATGAAGCCACGAGCAGACGTGCGACCATATATCGCAGATAGCGATTGGCTGGTGCAGGTTAGCAACAATATGGAAACCTACTGCTATTCCATCAATGAAGCTCTGGGCTATGGTGTGAGAGTTGTGAGAACTCCTCTGACTGTGGCAAAGGAATTCAAAATACCAAAAAACGCAGAGCTGGTGTTGGATTGGGATTGTAAGAATGTAGAAAAAGTTGTGGAAAAGATGTTCGTGACAAAGACCAAGTTCGACTACAAGCCTCCGAAAGACGGCTGGGAGGCGATATTGGTGAATGAGCCTAGTGATTATGCGTTTGAAGATGAAAAGGTGCTTGTGAAGCCAATACGTGCGTATTATGATATGTTGTTGGAGCGCCATGTATCGGTTTGGACTGCGCCGTTCCAAGTGGACGAAGCTAGAGCGAGGGAACTTGTAAGAAAAAAACTAGTACGGGCAATTTGAAGAAAAAAGGCAAAATGTGATATAATGTAATTGGCACTGATTTACCCACCTAAATCACCTAAATCCAAAAAACCGTCACCAACTGCGAGGCGGTTTTTTGGTATAATAAAATGAGAACTTAGCTCGCACCTTATGAGGGGGTGATGATATGGCAAGAGGTAGCAGGGCAAAGAAACGTAGCCCATATGACTACCATCATTAGGTAAGCATATCTTGTACCAGCGTAAGCATTGGCAACAAGGTTGGGCGAAGATACTGAGAGAACACCCATATTGCGGAATGGAAATACCGAGAAACACTCTGCACCGTGCCATTCACGCTAAAATACACGACATACCAACACCAAATGGCAAAGATTGCCGGATAGCCGTAGAAGTGCTGGAAAATTGGCTCGAAACTGGCTACATCTCTTATGATGATCCTTTGGATAAGAGAATCGAGATGATTGCCAAATGTTTCAGAGCAAAATGCCCAGCAACAACAGCAATGTTAGATTGGCAAAAAGACATAGTAGCTAAGTTCTATCGGGGAGGCTAATGCCTCCCTTTTCTATGGTATAATAGTAGCAAGAACATTTACAGTCCAAAAAAATGGAAGCCTTTAGCGGACTTCCTTGGAGCAGACCCAAGTTTACAACCTCTGCTCCTAAAACAAGTATAACATATAGTTATATAAACCGCTACTGAACCGAACAGAAAAAAATCGGCAAGCGAATAAAGAATCTGGGCAACGTGAATCCCCACGACCCAGTCCCTAGGTTGAATCCTATAGCTCAAGGACTCTACGGAGAGGAGAGCAGGACGCTTGAAATAATGTCGCTAGAAAGTTTGATTGGAACACTAGAACAGGACTGTAAAGCCGTAAACTTAGGAGCAACCCCGATACCTAGGGATAAGGGGATTATGGTATAATGAAGAAAATAAATGAAAGGAGATTATGCCAGTTCATGCAGTTAGAAGCGCAGGGGGCAAAATAATCGGTTGGCAATTTGGTCAATCTGGGAAGATATACAAGACAAAGCAGGAAGCAGAAGAACAAGAGCGAGCAATACGAGCTAGTGGTTGGAGGGGCGATGCGGATAAATCTTAGTTTATATGGTGCTGAATACACGATAGAGCGAAAAGGTGAAGATATGATGGCCGATGAATTGAAAGAGCTATTTAGCCGATTGTTGGTGGTCGCAGGGTTTTCCCCATCGGTGATTGAATTAGAAGATGGCAAATATGGGTTTATTGACGATGATGAAATGGTAGTGAAAATATCAGATTATGGAACAAATAGCGATAACAACAGCTCTGAAGAAGATTAAACAAACTCTATATGAGCCAACCTTCTACAAGGTGATACAGGGTGGCATGAGTTCAAGCAAAACATTTTCGATAATGATTTTGTTGATTAGCTATGCCGAGAGTTATCCGAACTCTTTGGTGACCGTAGCTGGTATGAGCTATAACCACTTGGCAACTGGCGCAATGCGTGATTTTAAGAAAATCATGCAAGGAACTAACCGGTGGGATGATACTTGTTTTAATAAATCGGCGAAAATATACACTTTCTTAAACGGCTCGCAGATTGAGTTCTTATCTTGTGATAATATGACTTCTCGTGGCCCAAGGCG